CATGACAATCCGGAGATTTTGCTGCGCGGGCGGTGGCGCCGGGCGCGCGGGCGCGATGCGGCCTGGGACGATCTCGGGAAAAGCCGGGAGCTGGGCGGGTTTCACGGCGCTGGCCGGGTCGAATTTCGACACAAACGAGAGGACGTGAAAGCGTGGGGAAAGACTGGACACGGACACGGAAATACCGGGAGCTTCGGGCCGGGCTGCAGGACAATCTGACGGCGCGGGGGCTGGTGGAGCCGGTGTGGGGCGAGCTGCTGGCGCGGTACATGGAGCTGTGGTGCGAATTCCAGGAGCTGACGGAGGACATCCGGGAGCGCGGCGTGTGCGTGGAGGATCCGAAGCGCGGGATGCTGGTGGAAAACAGGTCCTGCACGATCCGGCACCAGACCAGCCAGAAGATGCTGGACATCTACAACGCCCTGGGCTTTAAGGAGATCAGCGCCGGGAAGGCCCCGAACAGCGGCCTCGAGGACGATGAGCTCTGACATGGAGCGAAGGGAGACGGATTGCCACACCAGCGCTGCGGCGCCGGTTCGCAATGACCGGAAGGGCACGAGGATCCCCGCGGTGGTGGAGGCCTACCTCCTTCAGGTGGAGAGCGACACGCCCCGGGCCTGCCCGGAGCAGCACGCGCTGGCCGCCTATCTGCGGAAGGTGTTCGCTGAGGAGGAGCTGATCGTTGAAGAGGACCGGCTGGAGAAGTACCTGAGCCTTGAGAAATACTTCCCCTTTGCGCTCTACGCCTGGGAGCGCTTCCTGGTGGCGCTGTGGCTTTGCACCTACAAGGCGCCGGGGCTGCCGCGCTGGAAAACGCTTTTCTGCATGGTGGGGCGCGGCGCCGGGAAGGACGGCTTTATCTCGTTCATCAGCTTTTGCATGGTGAGCCCCTATAACCCGGTGAAGGCCTACGATGTGGACATCTGCGCCAACGACGAGGAGCAGGCCATGCGGCCGGTGAAGGACGCGGTGGACGTGCTGGAGCAGCCCAGGCAGATGGCCAAGCTCAAGCGCTTTTACTACCACACGAAGGAGCTGATCCAGGGGCGCAGCAACCGGGGCGTCATCAAGGGGCGGACCAACAACCCCAAGCACCGGGACGGGATGCGCAGCGGGATGATCGTCTTTAACGAGATCCACGCCTACCAGAACTACGACAACATCAAGGTCTTCCGCACCGGCATGGGGAAGAAGGCAGAACCGCGGGAAGGGGGCTTCACCTCCAACGGCGACGTGAGCGACGGTCCGCTGGACGATTACCTGGAGCGCGGGCGGCGGATCCTGTTCCAGGGCGAGGACGACAAGGGCTTTCTGCCCTTTATCTGCTGTCTGCCCGGCGAGGAGGCCGTGCACGACCCGGAAAACTGGTCCATGGCGAACCCCTCGCTCCAGTACAGCCCGACGCTGCGGCAGGAGATCGCGGACGAATACCGCGAGTGGAAGGAGCGGCCGGAGGAACACGGCGACTTTTTGACCAAGCGGATGGGCCTCCGGAAGGGCTTCAAGGAGATCGCCGTCACGGACTACGGAAAGATCAAGGCCACGAACCGGGAGCTGCCGGAGCTGCGGGGCTGGCAGTGCACGGTGGGGATCGACTTCGCGGAGCTCAACGACTTTGCCAGCGTGAACGCGCATTTCCGGCGCGGGGCGGAGCGGTATGACATCAACCACACCTGGGTCTGCCTGCGGTCCAAAACGCTGCACCGGGTCCGGGCCCCCTATCGGGACTGGGCGCAGCTGGAGATCAGGGAAGCCGGGCGGATCGTGACGCTGGTGGACGATGTGAGCATCAACCCCAAGCTGCTGGCCGCCTACATCCAGGAGCTGGGGCGGCGCTACAACATCCGGATGCTGGCCATGGACGGCTTCCGGTGGACGGTGGTATCGGAGGCTCTGCGCGGGATCGGCTTTGACGCCGAGGACCGGGAGCGCGTGAAGCTGATAAGGCCGTCGGACGTAATGAAGACAGACCCGATCATCCAGGAGTGCTTTGACCGGGAGCTGTTCACCTGGGGGGACAACCCCTGTCTGCGCTGGGCGGTGAACAACACCAAGCGGATTCGCCGCGGCAAGACGGACGGGACGGACACCGGAAATTTCTACTACGGGAAGATCGAGGCCAAGAGCCGGAAAACGGACCCGTTCATGGCGCTGGTGGCCTCCATGGCCGTGGAGCCGGTGCTGGGTACCGGGGAGCCGGTGGCGCTGCCGCCGGTGGGGGTGTTTACGTTGTGATACGGCGGGGCGTCCGGGACCCGCAGGGCCCGCAGGAGGCCGCCCCCTACAAGGGGAACGGATTGCCACGCCAGTGTGCGCACTGGCTCGCAATGACAGAATTACAGTGACAGACCAGAGAGGGAAACCTCGCGCGTCGTTGCGGTTGAGAGACCGCGGCGGCGCTTTTTTTTATTGCATGAAAACGGAAAGGATGTGAGGCCGGTGGGGATCAACATTTTCCGGTGGCTGACCCCGAAGGCGGGCAGCACGGGCGTGACGGGGATCGAGGACGTGTGCTGCAAGGAGCTGCTGGACGCGGCGCTTGATTACCAGCTCAGGGAAATGAGCTTCTGGACCTGCGTGAACTGGATCGCGGACATGATCGGCAGCTGCGAGGTGCGGACCTACCGGGAGGGCACGGAGGTCAAGGAACGGGAGTATTACCTGTGGAACTTTGACCCCAACGTGAACCAGAACAGCACCGCGTTCTGGCACAAGGCCATCGCCCGCCTCTTCCAGGACAACGAGCTGCTGATCGTGCCGGTACGGCGCCGGGACGGCTCCGACGCGGTGGCGGTGGCGGACGAGTGGGAGGACCCGGCCTGGAAGCCCAGCCGCCGGAACGAGTACCGAAAGGTCCGTGTCTGGGACACGGTGCTGGACCGGACGCTGTACGAGGACGACGTGATCCACCTCAAGCTCAACCACATCAACATGCGGCCCATCCTGGGCAGCATCTACGAGAGCTGGTACAAGCTCGTCAAGGCCGCCATGAGCGCCTACGGCTGGGAAAACGGCCAGCACTGGAAGGTGCACGTCAACCAGATCGCCGCGGGGCAGGAGGGCTGGGCCGAGACCTTCCAGCAGATGATGGAAGCGCAGATCCGGCCGTTTTTGCAGTCCGGCGGCGCGGTGCTGCCGGAATTTGACGGCTACAAGTACGAGGACGTGGGCCGGACCGCGGGGAACGTGAAGAAAACCGATACCCGCGATATTAAGGCCATGGCGGAGGACATCTTCTCCTTTTACGCCCGGGGCTTCGGCCTCGCGGACGTGCTGATCCGCGGGGAGGTGGAGGCCACGGGGGACGCCTTCCGGCGGTCCATGACCACGGCGGTGGACCCGATCTGCGACCAGTTTTCCGAGGAGGCCACGCGCAAACGCTACGGCTTTGAAAACTGGCAGCGGGGCTCGTACCTCCGCATGGACAGCAGCCATGTGCAGCACTTTGACCTCTTCGACCAGGCCGCGAGCATCGAAAAGCTGCTCGGGTCCGGCTGGTCGCTTAACGATATTCGCCGGGCGGCCGGAGAGGCGCCGATCAAGGAGCCATGGGCGGACGAACACCTGCTGACCAAGAACATCGGGCAGTTCGGCACCGTGAGCGCTCAGGAAGGAGGAAACCAAAATGGATGATATCAGACAGGACGGCGGAAAAGATCCTTCGACTCCGCTGCGCTCCGCTCAGGATGACAGCGCGGCCGAGCGGCGATTGACCGCGAAAAGCATCACCCCGCCGAAACTGAACGCTCCGCCTGCCCCGCCGCTTCCCGGCGGAAAGCCGGGGCGGTTCTGGGAGCTGAAGGAAGCCGCTGACCGGGCGGGGGTTTTGCAGCTGTACATCTACGGCGACGTGGAGGGGAGCTGGTACGACTGGTGGACGGGCACCTACCACGAGAGCGAGACCAGCGCGGAGTATTTCCGGCAGGAGCTGGGGAAGTACCCCCAGGCCCAGGAAATTGAGATCTTCATCAACAGCTACGGCGGCGAGGTGTTCGAGGGCACGGCCATCTACAACCAACTCAAGCGCCACCCGGCGCACAAGACGGTCTACATTGACGGCTTTGCCTGCTCCATCGCCTCGGTGATCGCCATGGCGGGCGACGAGGTGATCATGCCGCGCAACACCCTGATGATGATCCACAACATGTGGATGGGCGCGGTTGGCAACGCCGCGCAGCTGCGCAAGGCCGCCGACGACCTGGACACCATCAACGCCGCCGGGCGGCAGGCCTATTTGCAGAAGGCGGGCGACAAGCTCAGCGAGGAGAAGCTCGCGGCAATGATGGACGCGGAGACCTGGCTCACGGCCGAGGAGTGCGTGGCGCTGGGGCTGGCGGACCGCTTTGCCGAGGAAGAGGCGGACCTGGAAAAGGCCCAGGGCATCCTGCAGCGCGTGAACGACGGGCTGCAGCGCCAGGTGACGCGGAACCGGGAGCTGGCCGCGGCTTTGCGGGAAGCGACGAGGGAAGATCCTTCGACTGCGCCGCCGGGCGGCTCCGCTCAGGATGACAGCGGGCAGGAAACGGATTGCCACGCCAACGCTGCGGCGCTGGCTCGCAATGACGAGGAGCAGGAACCGCCGTCTTTGATGGCGTTTTTGGCCGGTGTTGATTTTTAACACCGGGGAGAACGGCGGGACGTCCGGGAGGCCGTCCCCTACAGGATGACAGGAACGATTTTGAAAGGAGAACAATCAAAATGCCCATGATGAACAACGACACCCAGAACCTGCGTAGCCGCGAACAGATCCGCGAGAGCATGATGCAGGCTCTCAAGGACAACGATGCCGCCGGTTACAGCGCCGCCTTTGACGAGATGCTGCAGCGCGTCGGCGCCGATCTGCGCGGCGAGATCGAGCAGCGCGAGGAGGAGATGCGCCAGAACGCGGACGCGGCCATCCTGGCCCAGCGCGGCGTGCGGCAGCTCACCTCGGAGGAGCGCAGCTTTTTCACCGGCGTGATCGAGGCCATGAAGAGCGCCAACCCCATGCAGGCACTGCAGAACCCGGCGCTGGTGCTGCCGGAGACCACGATCAACAGCGTTTTTGACGAGTTGCAGACCCGTCACCCCCTGCTCAGCCGCATCAACTTCCGCCCCTCCGGCGGCGCGGTGGAGCTGCTGATGAGCGAGAACGGCTATCAGATGGCCCAGTGGGGCGAGCTGTGCGACGACATCGTGAAGGAGCTGCTGGCCAGCTTTGTGAAGGTCGATACGATGCTGCGCAAGCTGTCCGCCTTCCTGCCGGTGTGCAAGGCCATGCTGGACCTGGGCCCCGAATGGCTGGACCGCTTTGTGCGCGAGGTGCTCTATGAGGCGCTGGCCAACGGCCTGGAGTACGGCATCGTGGCCGGTACCGGCAACAACATGCCCATCGGCATGAACCGTGAGGTGGGCCCGAACGTCACCGTCACCGGCGGCGTGTACCCCGTGAAGGCCGCCATCAAGCTCAACGACCTGCGGCCCGAGAGCATCGGCCGCCTGCTGAGCCTGCTGGCCACCGATCCCAGCGGCAAGCCCCGCATGGTGCGCGACGTGCTGCTGCTGGTGAGCCCCAGCGACTACTTCCTGCGCGTGATGCCCGCCACCACGGTCCAGGCCGCGGACGGCAGCTACCGCAACAACGTGCTGCCCTATCCCATGGACGTGATCCAGAGCATGGCGCTGGAGCCGGGCCAGGCCATCATCGGCATCGGCTACCGCTACTTCGCCGTGGCCGGAACCGCGCGCGAGGGCCGCATCGAGTATTCCGACCACTACCGCTTCCTGGAGGACGAGCGCGTGTATCTCATCAAGGCCTATGCCAACGGCATGCCCATGGATAACAACGCGTTCCAGAACCTGGACATCTCCGGCCTGAAGCCGCTGACCCTGCGCGTGGAGCAGGTGGAAGGCAGCGCCGCGAGCGCCGACGCCACCCTGGCCAGCCTGAGCCTGGGCGCGGCCGCCCTGAGCCCGGCCTTTGCCTCCGGCACCATCACCTACACCGCGGCCACCACCAACGCCTCCAACGTGGTGCGGGCGATCCCCGCGGACGCGGGCGCTGAGGTGGAGGTCAAGCTGGGCAACACCGTGGTTGCCAACGGCAGCGCCGTGACCTGGGCCGCGGGCAGCAACACCCTGACCGTCAAGGTCACCGCTGAGGACGGCACCACCACCAAGACCTACACGGTCACCGTGACCAAGTCCTGATGGGGTGCACGGCGACGGGCGTGACGGCGGTCAGCGCGCAGCTGCTCACCGACGTGAAAAACCAGCTGAATATCGGCTGGGACGATAACGCGACGGACAACAAAATCGCAAACCTGATCCAGAACGGCGTCGCCTACCTCAACGACAAGCTGGGAGAGGCCGGGGACTACAGCGCCCCCGGCTATCCCAGGGCGCTGCTGTTCGAGTACGTCCGCTACGCCCGGGACGAGGCGCTGGACGTGTTTGAGAATAACTACACGGCGCTGATCCTGGCGATGCAGAATCAGAGGAAGGTGGCGGCCTATGGCGTGGAAAGCACCGAATCGGCCGGATAACCGGATCACCCAGAGCTACAACGACGGGCTGGTGCGGATCTACAGCGTGACGGACGCGGCGGCCCCCGGCTACCAGCCGGTGGAGGAGCTCGCGGAGAAGATCACGCTGCGGTACGAGGAGAGGCGGCTGGGCCTCAAACGCTACTACGAGGCGCAGCAGAACCAGATCCGCGTGCAGCGGGTGATCCGAGTGCCCCACGCGGGCGGCGTCACCAGTCAGGACGTGGCCATCGACGAGCACGGGCGGCGGTACCGGGTGGACCTGGTGCAGATGGTGCCGGACGTGTACCCGTTAAGTGACGATCTGACGCTGGCAGCGTTTGAACAATAACGGCGGGACGTCCGGGAGGCCGTCCCCTACAAGAGAAACGGGGTGAGGATTTGACCTGGCAGGAAAAGGTGATCGCGGCGCACACGGCGGTGACGGACGCGGTGAGCCACGGGAAGCGGCTGAAAAGCGAGCGGTATTTTGTCTGGACCGAAGAGGACCGGCGGGATCTGCTTATAAACGACCGGCACGGCGAGAAAGGCCAGCGCGGGCGCACGAGCCTTTACACCAAGCGGGAGTTCGACCCCTGGAAGGAACAGTTTGAAACCGCGCTGGACGCCTGGGGCTTAAGCTGGCGGCTCAACAGCACGCAATTCGAGGAGGACACCGGCTTCTGGCACTACGAATGGGTCTGGGGGGTGCGCTATGCCTAAAGTCAAGGCGAATCTCACGGACCTCAAGCAGCTGGAAAAGAACATGACCAAGCTGGTGGCCGCGGCCGGTGTCACCAAGGTGTGCAAATTCTCCCTGTTCGAGGGGGCGAGCGTGGCCGCGGACGAGCTCAGAAAGAGCGTTAACGGTCTCAACCGCGTGACGGACGTGGAGGCGATCCACGGCTGGGAGAAGATGACCCCCACCCTGATTAGCGTGAGCCAGAAAAACGGCCTGCGGGCGGGGCTGGGCGTGACCAAGATCCGGACCCGCGGAGGCGTCTGGTCCGTGCGCGTGGGCTTTGACGGCTATAACAGCGTGGTGACCAAGCGCTGGCCCAAGGGGCAGCCCAACCAGATGATCGCGGCCAGCTGCGAGCACGGCAGCTCCGCCATGCTGGAGCAGCCCTTTATCCGGCCCACGTTCCAGCGCTGCGAGGACGAGCTGAAGAAGGCCCTGGAGGACAAGGCCAAGGAAAAAATCGAGGAAATTCTGAACGAGGGGCTTTCCGAGCAGGGCGGCTCCTCCCTTTGAAAGGAAGGATAAGACATGGCGATTGACACTAGCACTCTGGCCGCGGGCCAGGTCGTGACCGGCTATTCGTTCCCGGTGGTGGCGCTCTACAACAACAACGGCGGCACTGTGACCTACACGGACGGCATGGATCTGGCGCGGGGCGTGAGCGTGGATCCCAGCATCGAGACGACCGGCGACGACAACACCTTTTACGCCAACAACCGCGCCGCCGAGGAGGCCCAGCAGCGCTTCCGCAGCGGCACGGCCAACCTCACCGTGGACGGCCTGCTGCGTGCTGCGGAGAACCTGATCATGGGCATCCCGGCCAGCGCCACAAGCGAGGTCACCGTGGGCGAGGGCACCGGCGCGGCTACGGTGGGATTCACGGACTACAACGACGACCAGAACATCCCCTATGTGGGCATCGGCTTCGTGGTGCGCAGCCAGTCCAACGGCGTGGAGATGTTCCGGCCCTGGATCTACACCAAGGCGCGGTTTGCCCAGTTTGCGGTCCCCGCGGCCACGCAGGAGGACGAGATCGACTGGCAGACCACGGAGCTGGAGGCCAAGCTCATGCGCGACGACACGGCCAAGCACCGCTGGCAGCGGGTGGGCGATCCGCTGAGCACGGAGCTGGAGGCCTACAACGCGGTGCGCGTGGTGCTGGGCCTGAGCGTCGTGACGGCGCTGCCGACGACCTGAGCCCATGGAGATCTTCGGACATGATTACGGGTTCCTGCTCAGCGTGGGCGCTGAGCAGGAACTGGCCGCGCTGTGCCCCGGGGGCGACATCCGGCGGCTCAGGGATCTGCTGAGGGGCGAGGGCACGGACCCCGTGCGCAACGTGGAGGAGTTCCTGTGCGTGATGAGCCGGTGGGACGAGAGGCTGAAAGCGTTCCAGGACCCCGGTTATCAGCCGCAGCCGCTGACAAAGGAGCTGCTGGACCTGCTGCCGCACGAGACGTTTCTGGCGCTGCAGGCCGAGGCGCTGCGGTGCTTCAAGCGGGACGGCCAGACCACCGTGGAGGCGGAACCCCCCAAAAAAAAAGAGGACCAAAGGTAGAGTGGTGCACCGCGTGGTACCTCTTCTACGGCCGGAAGCTCAGCATGAGCAAGGCGGAGATCCTGGTCACGACGGTGGGGGAGATGCGCGACATGATCGCGTGTCTGGCCATCCATAACGGGGCCAAGCCCAAGAAAAAAGCCCGGAAGCTGAGCTTTCTGGAGACGATGGAGGTGGAGTGAGTGGCAGACGTGACAACCGGCATCAAGCTGGAGGCAAGCGGCGGCGAGACCTACGCCAAGGACGTGGAAAAAGCCGTCACGGACACCGAAAAGCTTGAGACGGCGCTGGAAGACGTGGAAAAAGCCGCGGACAAGGCCGACGAGGCCGTCAACGGCAAGGACGGCAAGGGCGGCGTGGCCGCGGGGATGGACGATCTGAAGACCTCAGCCACGGAGGCCGCCACGGATGTGATGAACCTGACGGCCGCCGTGCTGGACCTGGGCTCCGCCATCATCGAGGGAACCACCGGCTTTGCCGAGAGGGGCAAGGCACTGGCGGACAACGCGGCGGCGCTGGGGCTCTCCGCCACGGCTTACCAGGAGTGGAGCTTCGCACTGGACGGGACCCGGGACTCCCTGATCGGACTGCAGGGCGGCTTTGAGCGGCTCAACAAGATCAAGCTCGGCAGCGTCAAGGACGCCGATCAGATCCTCGCGTCCGTGGGGCTCTCCGCCGAGACGGCGGCGAGCATGGACACCGAGGCGCTTTTCGGGGCGGTGATCGAGGGACTGCGGGGGATCGCGGACGAGGCCGAGCAGGCCAACGCGGCCTATGCCCTTTTCGGCACGGCTGCCGGGCGGAAGCTCCTCCCCATGCTGCGGATGAGCAACGAGGAGCTGGACGCGCAAAAGCAAAAGCTCTATGACACCCACCAGTATCTGACGGATACCCAGCTGGAAAACGCCAGCGCTTACGTGGACTCCATGGAGCGCGTGGACAACACCACCCAGGGCGTGCAGGACCATTTCTTCTCCGCCTGGGTGAAGGGCCTCACTACGATCCGCGAGGGCTTCATGGACTTCTTCGACGAGGAGTTCGACTGGGACAAATTCGACAGCTTCGTGGAGGCGGTGAGCGAGAAGTTTTTGGCCTTTGGCGAGTACGTGATCGCAAACGCCGACGGGATCGCCAACGCCATCAAGGTCGTCGGAGGGGCCTGGCTCGCCTGGAAGGGCGTGACGGTGGTAGCCACCATCGTCAAGGACCTGCAGACGGCCTGGGCGCTGCTGACGGCGATGGAAGCCAAGCTCGGCCTAGGAGGCGGGGCGCTCCTCGGAGGGGCCGTATTGGGCGCCTCTGTGGTCGCCAGCGGCAAAAAGACCATGGATAACCTGGCGGACGAGTATGCCGCGATGCCTGAGCAGATGCTGGCGGGGTATGACGGCCTGATCGGGAAGGTCAAGGCCGTGCAGGAGGGCTATTACTACGCGGCGGAGCAACTGCTCGAGGTCGAGCCCTATGAAGGCTATAACCAGGAGATCCTTGACGAGTTCGAGGGCACCTACGACGAGCTGATGGCCTACGCCGAGCAGGTGATCACGAACCCCGCCCTGCTGGAGCAGCTGCGGACGGAGATGGAGGGGGCAAGGGAAACCATCCTGGGGGTCACCGCAGGCCGTGCCGGTCTCGGACAGAGCGCCGAGGATTACAAAGCGCTGGGCTTTGAGCTCTCCACGCTTTTCCAGCGCTATCTGCAGCTGCAGCAGTCCGCGGAAGAAGCCGGACAAGCGGTGACTGGGGCAGGGACAGCAGTCGAGAACGGCGCTGTAACCGGCCAGGAGGCGGTGGACTCCTTTTATTCCATGGTGGACGACCTCAACAGCGCCGAGAGCCGGGAGCTGGAAGCCATCGGCGGGAGCGCCGGGACGATCTCCACCGAATTTGCGGCCGGGGTGGACGAGATGAGCCAGGCAGCCGCCGACTCCACCAAAAACACAAACGACGTGCTGGCGGCCAACATGGGCGTGCTGAGCGGCAACATGGCGGTGTGGGGCTCGGACATGATGCTGAGCTTTGCCAACGGCATGCTGAGCGGCTACAACAGCTTTCTGCTGCCCGCCATCGACCAGGTGACCGGGGAGATCAACGCCCGGTTCGGGCACAGCGAGCCGGAAAAAGGCCCCCTGTCCGACGACTCCACCTGGATGCCGGACATGATGGCGAGCTTCGCCCAGGGCATCCGGGACAACCGGTGGATGGTACTGGACGAGATGGGCGCGCTGGCGCGTGGGATGGAGACGAGCTTTGACCCGACGCTGGGAAGGCCGGGCGGCGGCAGCAGCGTGAGCTATGGCGGCGTCACGGTCATTTTCCAGGTCCAGGACGGCCAGGACGGGCGGGACCTGTTTGAGGAGTTCAGCGCATACCTGGAGGGCGACATTGCACGTGAGGAGGCGGTGTTTGCAACATGATCCGATTCAAGGGACACGACAGCGACGAGTTTGGGGTGGTGATCGAGCAGTACCCGGCGCGGCCCATCCCCAAGCGCAAGGGCGAGACGTTCCAGATCCCTGGGCGCAGCGGCGACGTCTGGGCCCCGGAGGACGCCTGGGAAAATATCAAGCTGGAATTTGAGGTCTACTTCAGCGCCGAGAAGGAGGGCCTTCCGGGCGCGGTGCAGAAGGCCGCGGCCTGGCTCATGGCGGACGACATCCCGGATCCGGCCTTCCCAGAGACCAATTACCGCCCCCTTTTTTACCCGGACAATTCCTACCTGGACGGTGAGGGAGTGCGGGATTATCCCTTGCTCATGGCGCGGTTCGAGGGCGGGCTGGACGTGAAGAACATCCAGAACGCCTTCGGGCGGACCACGCTGCGCTTCGACTGCTGGCCGCAGCGGTTCACGGACGCAGGGCTGCAGGGAATTAACTTTTCCGAGTACGTCCCGGTGGACCCCCTGACCAATCCGACGGGATTTACCGCCGAGCCTCTGATCACCCTCTTCGGCTCCGGCGAGGGGACGCTGACCATCGGGGACTACACGATCACCGTGGGCGACTGCAACCGGGTGGTGCTGGACTGCATGGAGGAGGACGCCTGGCGCGAGAGCGACGGGTCGAATTTATACTCCCTGGTGAGTGGCACTTTCCCGAAGCTCCACGCCGGGGACAACGTGCTGAGCTATTCCGGCGGCATCACCGGAGTTTATCTGATCCCGAGGTGGTACTGGATATGAAACCGATCCTTTTTGACGCCACGGAGACGGCCTTCACCTCGCACGGGCTTGGGACCATCGCGGACGCGGTGAGCTGCCAAGTGAGCGAGAAGCTCAACGGCAGCTATGAGCTGACGCTGGAGATCCCCCCCACCAGCAAACGGTTTGATCTTCTGCAGCCGAGGCGGCTGATCCTGGCAAAGCCCAATCCTTTCGACCAGGCGCAGCCCTTCCGGATCTACAAAACTTCCAAGGGCAGCAAGGGCACCGTTAAATTTTCCGCGCGGCATCTGAGCTATGACCTGGACGGGATCCCCGTGGGCCCGTTCACGGCGGCCAGCGCGTCGGAGGCGTGCTGGTACATCACCCATTACAATCTCGTCAACTCCCCCTTCGACGTGGCCACGGACATGACCGTGAGCGGCTCAATGGAGGTCAAGGCCCCCACCGTCGGCCGGGCGCTGCTGGGCGATCAAAGCGAGAGCCTGCTTAAAAAGTTCGGCGGGCAGCTGCGATTCGACCGCTACAACGTGCAGCTGCTGCAGCGGCGCGGCGCGGACCGCGGGGCGCGGATCCTGTACGGGAAAAACCTGATCGACCTGTCCCAGGAGGAGAACATCGGGCAGGTCTACACCGGGGTTTTGCCCTACTGGCAGACCGACGACGCGCTGGTCACCGGCGCGATCCAGTACGCGCCCGGGACGTTCCCGTTCCAGCGGATCCAGCCGGTGAGCTTCAACGACCACTTCGAGGAGCAGCCGACGGCGGCGCAGCTGGAGGCCGCGGCGCAGCAGTACATCCAGGTCAATGAGGTGGGCAAGCCGCAGGTGAGCATCCGGGTCAGCTTTATCCCCCCCGGGTCCTCCGGGGTGAAACATCTGGAGGAGATCGCCCTGGGAGACACCGTGACGGTGCGCTTCGCGCCGCTTGGCATCGACGTTAAGAGCACGGTGACCGGCTGCGAGTGGGACGTGCTGCGGGAGCGGTACACCAGCGTGGAGATCGGCGACCCGCCCCCCACCGCCGCGCAGGCCATCATGGACGCCGGGCGGCTCCGGAAGGGGACGATCAAAGAAAACGTGATCGGCGCGCGGAGCATCGGCGGGGGAAAGATCAAGCAGGGCGGCGTCGGCACCACGGAGCTGGGCGACGAGGCGGTCACCACGCCGAAGGTGCTCGGGCACGCGGTGACCTGGGACAAGATGGAGGAAGCGGTTTATCAGTTCTACACCGATCAGCTCCGCGCTAATGAGATCTACGGTGGGGTGATCACCTCCGCGGGAAATGTGGCGTGTAATACCCTAACGGTTGGCGGCCGTCAGTTTGTGGAGCGTACCGTCTACACTTACTCACCAGCTACGGGCCAGCATTCGGCGATCCGGGTACTGGGCGAGAACATCAGCGGTTAGGAGAGTTAACAATGGATAACAGATTAACACTGGGCAGCGGTCGGCAGATCGCCTGCCGGATAGCCAACACCGGGAGCCAATACCGGGAAGTGCTTCACATCCACACGGACGCGGTGGACTTCGCGGAGGCGGCAAAACTCTTCGGGGACCCCCGGGAGACGGAAACGATCAAGTTCGAGGACGCGGGCAATGTCCACGTCTTTCGCGGCTACACGGTGCTGCACAAGATCGAGGAGGATCCCATGATCCGGGAACCCGGAATGCTGCTGATCTGGCTGTTGTGGCCGGAAAAGGAGGAGTGAGACCATGAACATCACAAAAGCGATTTTTAACGGCTGCGAGACCTTTGCCATCGCGGCCCCGGCTTTGTACCAGTACGACTATGGCCAGGTGCTGCAGATCGAGGGGCTGGAGCTGCCCACGGCGTATCAGGTGGAATTCTCCAACTCCGCCGAGCGCGGGGAGACGGTCGCCGCCATCGGGGACGAGGGCGGCGTGGAGATCCCGAACGAGCTGCTGCAGAGCGGCACCAACATCTACGCCTTCATTTTTTTGCACAATTCGGAGACGGACGGCGAGACCGAGTACAAAATCACGATCTACGTCACCCCCCGCCCCTCCCGGTCGGACGATACTCCGACGCCGGAGCAGGGAACGGCTATTGACCAGGCCATTGCGGCGCTGAATGACGCGGTGGAGCGGGCTGACGCGGCAGCGGATGCGGCGCAGGGCAGTGACGCGAGCGCTGCCCAAAGCGCGGCGGATGCTGCGGAGAGTGCGGCGAGCGCCGCCGGGTCCGCCGCATCGGCAAATAACAGCGCGCAGACGGCGGCACAGCGCGCCACGGCGGCACAGGCAGCAGCGCAGAACGCGGCTGTGGCCGCTGCGGCGGCGACGGAGAGCGCGGAGACGGCGACGGAGAGCGCTGCGGACGCGGCGCGATACGCCACGGGGGCGCAAGAAAGCGCGGAGAGCGCGGCGCAGAGCGCCGATGACGCGGCGAGTGCCAAAACAGCGGCCCAGGCCAGTGCTGCGGCAGCAGCGGGCAGCGCCCAGTCGGCAGCCGTGGCGGCCCAGACGGCCAGCGGCGCTGTCACGGCTGTGCAGCAGAGCGCGGAAACGGCCAGCGCGGCAGCGCAGAGCGCGGGGGAGTCGGCCACAGCGGCAGGAGCAAGCGCGGCAGCGGCGGCGGCTTCGGCGACTGAGGCGCAGCGGATCGAGGAGGCGCTGGAGCCGTTGGACGGCCTCCCGGGGCGCGTCGGGACGCTGGAGGAGGCGCTGGGCTTTGCCCTCTACCCGGCTTGGGTGCAGGGCTCGTACACGTCCTACGGCTATCAGAACACCACCGCCCGCAAGCGCACGGACAAGCTTCCCGCTGGCCGTTACAGCGCAGCGATCAACGCCGATTACGTCCTCACCGCTGTTGAGTTTGTGTCCGACACCAGAGGCGTCAACATTGTCAAGTCGGAGAGCGGTGGGCGGTTTAACTTCGAGAGCGACGGCGAAATCATTCTCAACACCCGGAGGGCAGACAACACGAGCATCGCGGCCATGACGGACGCGGAGATCAACGCCATCTGGCAGCTCAAGGGCGAGCCCATCACGGACCGGGTGGCGGAGCTGGAGGAGGCTGTCGATGGCTACGGAGCAGCGGCACAGCCCGCGGCCGGGACGGACATGGTCGCCACCCGCAGCATCGCCAGCGGGGAGTATTTCGCCGGCGGTTACGGGCTTTATCAGGCCACTGCGGCCATCGCGTCCGGCGAGACCATCGTGCCCGGCACCAACTGCACGCAGACGAGCAGCGCGGCAGCGCTCAACGCCCTCCGGAGCGGCAAGCAGAACGCGCTCACCTTCGACAGCGCGCCGACGGCGGGCAGTGCAAACCCGGTGACGTCGGGCGGCGTCGCCGCTGCCGTGGCGGAAATCGATGGAGAGGTTATTGAGTTAAAGTCGTCAATTAATCATTTGACAGAGGGTGTAATTGAGGTCGAGCAGGGCCAGTGGAGCGTTTCGACAGGTGCGGCGGCGACAGGCAATGGATGGTGCCGCTCCGTTGGATATATTGACCCCAATATGCGGCTTGTTTCGTCAAACGAGACGATTAGAATTTATCTGCAAGCATACCAAAACGACGGAACGTATGTCGGAACATGGGATCAGACCACGAACTCATTCTCGAAATCCTACCACCAGAAGCACATGGGCTATCAATCCATGAATCTGAGACTTCATACTGCCAATTTCCCGCAGTATAAATGGAAGGTGTCGTTTGGAGCGTTAAGTGGGAGCATAACGCCGGACAGCGTTTACTCTGAAATGCAATATGATGACGGAATCACGCGAGAAGAAGATTATTCGTTCAGCCTGCTTGAAACTTTCACGGATAAGTGCGTTCTCTCTGGTAACACAGGGTATCTTGACATTCCCAATACGGGGTATTTTTCAACAGGATTTATCCCGGTATACGCCGGTCAAAAGCTGTTGTATTACGGATCATCTGGCGGCGGTGC